TCGTTATAGGCAGGTCTGACAAAAGGTTGAGCACTCATAAAACGCGTACCGTACTCGACATATGGACTGTAATGTGTTCCAGGTCCTGCCTTGTAGGCAAAACCACCATTGATTGACTGGCCTCTGATACTTCGCTTAGTAGCACCTGTAGAGTAGCCTCTGTCAAACACGGCATTACGTACCATTTTAGCCTGCATTTCAATACCATTCTGTTTTACCACAGTCTTAACATCTGAAAGAGTCGCATTGTCTTTAAGGCTTTTTTGAAGACGTTTTAAGCCTTTAATCTTTACTGTGGCCACTACTGAACCTCGGAAAGAATGAAGGTTTCTTTTACTCTTAACTTCCTTCTGTAATCGACTTTGTATCTTTTAGATCCAATACGAATGAAATCAAAAGAATAGTTATATGAATTCTGGATATGGACTGTTAGAGACCTTTGTCTAAGTTTTCCGTAGATTTGCATGATCGTCTCTGTCTTTGTATCCATTACAGATGCATATACCTTATCTTCTGGAACTACATCATCGTCATAATTACCAGTCTCGGCATTGTAATCACCGCGCACAAGATGTTGAAAAAAGATAGGAGTGTCATATCTCATAAGAATCGTACCCTCCCTTTATTCTGACTGGCTTGCTCATCTCTCCATGCCTGAATCTCAGAAGAGAAAGAAGAGAAGTCGTCGTCGTTAAACGACATTGACTCCCCTTCAACCGAATGCGTTTGAACGCCTTCAGAACCAATCCTATTAAAGCGTTTGATGGACACCTCAGTAATGATATATTCGAGTTCATCCGGTATGATTTTGACGCTTAGAAGCGCTTTAAGTCGACCTTCCGTAAGTCTTACAATGGTCTCTAGCTTTTCATCATCATTTTGCAAACCAAGAAGCAGTTTTACATCATTTAATACGGTTGTTGTCGACATCTTCAATCACCTATGCCTTTAAATCAACAACTACATCACCTTTTGATACTACTTTGTAGTTTTTGTCACATTCTACAACAGTGCAGTGATTTGTTGCCGCTGCCTTAATATCTGCTCCTTCTTCGAAGTTCTTCCATGATTTAACATCTGCACCATAAGCAACAGTGTCTTCAGAAGCTCCTACCTTATATTTGAATTTGTTATTCATAGATTGTAACTGTTCTGCAACTGCTACTTTTGTAGTGCCTTCTTCTTCACCTTTAGAAGCAGTCAATGTTAAATCGCGTAATGTTTGAGTATCGGCACCACCTACTGCAAAGTGTGCAATTGCATCTTGGTATTCACACATTAAACGTAATCCCATGATAGCGAACATATCAGAAATAGCACGATCATAGTTTCCTTCTACATGGAATCCTAAGAAGCCAGTAGTACTATCAGTTGTATATTCCAATCCTGCTTTTACAAATTCAGAATCACTTGGATTAACATAATATGCAATAATGTTGTTCATCGGAGTAGCAACAACTGTTTTTTCTGCAACTCGGTCTGTTAAGAACACGATATCTGCTCCTAAGAAATTTTTAATATATGTTAAACCAAATGCAGTCTGCATAGATACACTTGCTTCTCCTAAATAGCGATACGCATCCAATGTGTTTACGAATACGGCAATGCCTGTAACATTTCGCTTCATCTGTTGGAATTTAAGTTTAACATTACCGATTGCCATTGCGATAGCTAATTGCCAAGTTGCTTCATGTCCTACTAAGCTTCCTGAATTCAATTGATTATATAAGCGATCAGTGACGTTATCTTGCAAATCGATACGGAACTGATCGTCAGTATCGGCAACCGCAGCTTCATATCCTTTCTCTGCAATTGCTTCAATTGGAACGGCTTTACGGAATTTCTCGATTTTAATTGTATCGAAAACTTCTTCTGTAACATTATATTCGCTTAATGGAATTGATTCACCTTCTGCTACATGTCCGTCTTTTAATGTTCCTGTTACTTTCTTTGTTTTTAAAACAGAACCATTTGCTTTACGAATTGGGCGAATGATTCCTAATACATCCAATAAAGCTTGGATATTCTTTCCAAAACTAGTAACAAAATCAATTTCGTGTGCTCTAACTTGGATGTTGCCTGTTCCTGTTAATCCTTCAGGTGCTGCGAACATTTGCAAGTTCATACCTTTATAAATTTTTTTCATATGTTAGTTCTCCTTTTTCTATTACTGGAATAAATCCATATTTTCCGCAATCATGCGTTGTCTTTCCATTGGATCAGTGATATTCAAGATTGATTCACGAGTTACCCCTTTGTTTGAACCACCACGTTTAGGACCGTTACCTTTCAGTTTTTCTTTAACTGCTTTTTCTACTTCTTGTTCAAACATCTTAACAAATGTATCAACCGCTTTCTTTGTTTTATCTGCATCTTGATTAACTAGAACAGATAAAAGGTCATCACCAACGTTAATATTGTGCTCTGTGCACATTTTGCGTGCTTCATTTGTCATTTCCGCAATCGCATTCTTTGCTTTCAATTCATCTAGCTCTTTTTGCACCTTGTCACGTTCTGCTTCTGCTCGTTCTTGTGCATTCATATCGGCTAAGCGCTTAGCTTCTGCTTTTTCTTTTTCCTGGTCGGCTTTCCAACGTGCAAATCTTTTGTCAAGAATCGCATCCAAATCTTTATCTGAATATTTCTTTTCAGATGATTTGTCTTTTTCTTGGTTGTCTTGTCCTTCAGTTGATTGAGTCTGATTTGATTGAGTGTTTTCTGTTCCTGTACTCTCATTTTCACCGGAAGTTTCATCTGCAAAAAGTTGTAAGCAAAAAGGTAGTCTGTCATTGAATTTTTTCATATTTATATTTCCTCCTATTTTTCTGACTTTGCTTGTCATTTCCCATATCTTTTTAAGGCTTAAATGCTTGGCCTATAACCCATACAGTTTAACGACGTGAATGCTTGGTCTTGTTTGGTAGTGTGGATATGTAGGCTTTATAAGTCTTGGCTTTTCCACAAAAAATGCACCGTTGATTACGTACTTCAACGATGCACTCTAGCCATTGATCATAATATTGTCTTTCGACACGCTCCAAATATTTGTGATTACACATCTCTCAGTTCCACACATTCAGGATATGCTTCTTCTGTGCCTTTGCATCCAACTCTGAAGAAATTAATTGCTAGTTCTCCAGCAAGATCTAGTCCTGAGATATACAACGTCTTGCTATCTTTATCAGGTTCGTAATATCTGCAAAGTGCATCCGATGTTTCGTCGATTGAATTGGCCAATGTCAAAAATAGTACTGAGATAGCGCTGCAGACGATATCCTTTCCTATCGGAGCGTAACGAGCATGGCCATGTGCTTCAATCAGGCAATCACTTTCTGTCTGTTTAATCTTAATTTTTATCACATAGTATCACCTGTTCCTTTTCGGTATAATAAAAGGCCACTCGTTTGAGTGACCTGATTTTTAGAATCCTGGAATAATGTCCTTAACATCTTTCAGAGTATTCTTAACTTTTTGAAGCATAGAATTTTCAAATAGATATTCAATACCCTTTGGCGTAATTAAAATATTGGTTAAGTCTCCCCAGTGAATACCATCTTTTGTATTTTCTGGATTAATTCCAACAACATAACCGTCTTTTAATAATCCAATAATTATATATTGCCAATAATTTTCCGGTATAGAATATTCATCATTTGTTAAAAATCTTCTATCTGGTTTTTCACCTTTTTTCAAGCAATCATATAAGTACTTAAGCACCTGATATACAATTACAAAATAATCATCTCTTGCCATGACTTCCTCCAAAAACACAAATCTTTACTATTTCTACATTGCCCTTGCCCGGTTTTTTCAATTCTTCTTGATGTTTCTCAAAAGCTTCCTTAATTTCTTGTGGAGTATCCGGTTTTAATACCTTTTTTTTGATTGTTGACTTTTCCCTGTCAATATAGGGGTCCCAAATTGGCGCCCAATGCATGATTATATTTACCTCCTTAATTTAATTTCTACTAATCGTTTGATTTCTTTTGATATTTCATGAGCGCTATCACCATTTATAAAACAATCACTAAAAGCTTCTGCCATGGTTTCTGAATAACTTTCAGATGCGTATCTCGAAATATCGTCAATCAATCCGCTTAACTTTTTCCCTTTAATTATACCTTTTGCCCTGAGATTATTAAAGGCTTCTAGAACTATTTTTTCAGCTTCATTACAGTTATTCCAGGCGTTTTCTTTTTGCAATGTATTTTTATAATTAATATTCCTATTCAAGAATACAAATTCTAAAACATGAGCGGATTCATGCACTATATCGCTTTCAATTGTTGTACCTTTTATCCAATATCCCCTTTCAACCTGCTCTTTTATAAGGTTTCTATAGGCATTTGGATCTTTAAAAAACTTAGGATTTAAGCTAATGTCGTTTTCATTTGGTCTAAACACCATTGCTCCATGCTCAGAAGTTGATATTCGCTTTACATATTTATTGATTTCCGGATATTGATTTAGCATGTTCCTTAAGCTTTTAAGCACTCTTGAAACACTTGAGTAATTTAGTTCTTTTACAGACTCGTCTATCTCAATATTAAAATCATTCTTCCATTCTGTGGATAAATTGGCATAACGCTTATCATTGGATGTTTTTTCAATTTTTTCTTTAACCTTTGACATTAAAAAGCTTTTGCTTTTATCTGATTGCCTTTCTTTCCACTCATCGAATCTTAGACTATGCTCTCCATTTGCTAATCCATCTAGCCATTGCTCGTACACTTTTCTATCTGAATAAGGTGCTGTTGCACAATGACAATTCGGATGTAAAGGCGGAGCGTTTATCCCTATTTCCATGTCTTTAAGCTTGAATATTTTGCCATCCATTTCTTTACATAAAGGACACACATCTTTTAAGCCACACGCAATATATTCATACTCATCTATTCCGTTTGATTCGTAAGATTCTGCCTGTGCTTGTGTTTGAACCCTTGCTATCTCGGTTCTTAACAATCTTTCTGCATTGCATCTTGATACATCGAATTTCTTACGAATGAGCGGAATGAATTCTCTAGGATTCTTGCCTTGAATCAATGCATTGGATAGAACACTGGATAAATTGTTTTTTAGTTGGTCTTGATTGACCCAAATTCGTTCTGAAAAGGTTGCGTTCTTAAAAGATGAATCTGCTACTGCTTTGGCCGTCTTCGCATTGTCAATCACTGTATCGCCTAAGATAGAAGCATTACGCTTGATCTCTTCTAAATAGGCTCCTTCTAGCTTATCACCAGTATACGATTTCAATTCATCATGGCCTGCCACAAGCTCTAATCCAATGTTTGCTTTTAAAAGTTCCAATCGGTTGACTTTCATTGCAAGATTATAAAGTCTCATCTGTTCATTGGCTTCATCTGAAAAGTTCTTTTCCTTCACATACTTCTTAGCTTTTCTTTGATATGCTTTGATATCTATGTTAGAAACCTTCTTTTTGGCTTCCGACATTGTGATGCTTTCTTTATTTGCATAGCGAGTAAAAAAGGACTCAATTTCCTTTTCAACCGAATCCATCATATTTGCATATATTTCTTGTATCTCATCCGCATATTGCTTTTCATCTTTTAAGCGTTTCTTTTTCCATTCAAGCTCACGATCTCGCCAATATGTTTTACTGCTCATCGTTTTGTGAATCCTCGTTATTCTGGAAGATTCGGTTTTCAGTTTCTACCATATCATTCTCATCTTCCTTTTTGATGCGTTCCATTTCGGCATTCGTATCCTCAACTGCCGAGATAAACGACAACTGGGTTTCATGTGATACAATTCCTGATAATTGTGCAGCAGTCTGTGCTTCTTCTAATAAGTTTGCAGGATAATTTTGTGTAAACTTGTATTCAACCTCAAGCCAGTCATTCTCAGAACGATGTGTGATCGCATTACTAAATAAGACACGATATCTACGATTCATTCCAGACGTGAACTTTCGCTCTTTCGCTTTTGCCAGGTTTGACATAGAAAGAAGTTTATATCTCAATGCAATTCCTGATGACGTTCCAAAGTTCTCATCATTGATATTGGCCACCATTGAGTTTTGGAAGATTAAGCGTTCTAATCTGTTGATTAGATTTTCCTGTGTTGCATCTGCATTTGGCTTTGACATGAAATCAACTACGATTCCATCACCACTTCCATCCATTGACTCAAAGTTAATTGTTCGATTATCACGGATGTGTACCAAATCTGACTCTTCTAATTTAGGACCTAAGATTTTTAAATAGGCATCTGCGAAATAATCAACATCATTTGCTTTTTCTGACATTGCTTTGTTATAGGCATTGATCAAACTGTATGTTGATTCAAAAATAGACATACGTTCTTCATTTTCAATAAATTCAGTAGCCGGAATATCGTTGAATCCATGCTCTACACCATCAAATACATGAAGACCGCCTTTATCGTTGAACTCATACTTATATGTTTTGTCATAGATATATCCACGCATCACTTCATCAACAATATGATATGTTACAAAATATCTAGGTTTCTGAACTGTTGATTCATCATAAATCATGAAGCCTTCTCTTGGATCTAAATAGGTAATCCCTAGATTTCCGTAATCATCATTGAAATATAATTCATATCCTTTGCCAAAAACACTACAAATCTTAGATAGTTCTGCATTGTTGTCGTCCTGATCATTGTATTTATCTAGCAAGTTGATATAATCATCAATTTCTTTTTTCTTAGATGACACTTTGATTGGAACGCCAATAAAAAAACCGTTGAATGTATCAACAATGTATTTCGCAAAGTTGACTACCACACGGTTATCGGGTTTATAGGCTTCTTTGTTGGTTTGATGCAAGATTGGATAATCTCCAATATAGGCATCATATAGCTTTTTATATCTGTCTGTGATTAATGATTTATGCTTTGTTATCAATCCATTCAACACTTCAATATTAATGATGTCTTTATCGTCAGATAGCTTAAATATCGTATCCGGTTTAATAATGTATGCGTTCATTAAATGCCTCCTTTAAATGTCCTTACTTTAACTCGACCAAATGCATATTTTTCAACTGCATAACGCATCGAGTCCATTAAGTGGTTGAAATCATCAATTGGGCGGTTAATTTTGTTACCCAATCTATCTTCATCCCATGTGTAGTTTCCTATTTCAGTTATGAAATTAACACATCTAGGATGAATGATAATTTCAAAATCTTGAATATACTGAATTCCATGTGTGATGGAATCCTTTCCCTTTTGTGACTTTTCAACACGAAGGCCATACCCCCTAAGCTCATCAATCGACTTAGGCTCAGCACAGTCTGCCGTGAAAGACTTCTTTTGATAATGTGAGCTTTCAATCTCTTCATAAAGCCTTTTATTAGAAAGGCCTTTTTTATAAATTTCATCCCAAACATAAAGTTTCTTATGTTCTGTATCAATGAAACCTATAAAAACTGCAGCAGGATCATTTGTATAACCGAAGTCAATACCATTTACAGATTCACAGTCAATAACCTGATCTAGTGTAAATTCTTCTTCTTTCCAATTCTCATAAACCAATCCATCAACAATACCCCAATTTCCTAATCCGGCCACCTGATATCGTCTAGGATTATTCTTCTTCATGTTTTTAAACAATCTTAAATCGGCTTCATCCAACCACTCATTACACTTATAGTTTGTTGTGATAGCCAATATATCAGGGTCATTTTCTGCATCAAAGAATCTTTTTTTAAGCCAATGGTGCTCGTTCCAAGGATTGAATGTAATCATCCATTGTTTCCAAAGATGAGGTGGCAGCTCACCACGAATTGACTCATCTAATGTATCAAAGTCTTTTTCACTTGTTATCTCATAAGATTCTTCAAGCCATGCCCAACATA